ATGGGCATGGTGGAAACTCCTTTTTTGCTCGGCCGAAGCCATAAGTGTACAGAAGTATACGCTTATTAAACCGAACTCGCCTCCACTCGAACTTCGACCCGGCCACCGAATTGTACAGGTGGTCTGGGCCGGGGTTCCACCCGTTTGCTTTGTGTTCCCGAATCGGTACCATTGGTGGCATGATCGCAATGAAAGACGATAAGGGCCGGAAAATGCTGTCTTGCCGGGACGCGGCCAAGAAATACGGCTGCTCCATGCGGTATATCCGCAAGCTGGCCCTAGCCGGGAAGCTCGAGCACGAGGTGGTCGGCGGCTCCTACATGGTTGCCGAGGCCGACGTACTGCGGCTCAAGGCCCAGGTGGCCAAGGGCGAGGGCCGCCACAAGCCAAAGGCTGGCGGCTACGGCGAAGGTTGAACTCCCCATTTCACCGCTTGAAAAGATTTTTTCTGAACTCCCCTTGCAATTGGTTCCGATATGGGTACTATCTTGGGCACCAGCGGCAAGGAGGCAACGCAATGCGAATCGACTGGGACGAACTGATACGGGCTTTGGTTTTGGTCAGGCTTGGCCAGGAGCTCGGGTCGGACACGAAGGCGGCTCGCCTGATCCACGACGTGATCGACCTGTTTTGTGCCATCCCGATCTCTCTTTTTTTCTGACTTTGGTTCCGATTTGGGAACCGCTTGACAGAAGTTCACGCATCAATACATTTTCGCCACCCCCAAAGGAGCCAGTAAACACATGTACAGTACCGACCCCCATCAGAACGAGTACCTCGCCGCCGTGGCGGGGATGGCCGATCACACGCCGAGCCCGGCTTGCCTGCCCGCTGAGGGCGACTTCGTGAGCGGCTGCACGGCAGGCCGCCGGTGGCAGGGCCGCGTCGAGTGGGTCGAGGGCGACCGGCTCACGGTGGACGTGGGCGGCGCATGGCTGGCCGTCAGCGTTCACGACATCACGCACTGAAACACGGAGCCCGGCGGAGCCGGGATTGCCCAGGAAGGGAACGTGCCGCCGAGCCAGGACGGGGAAGCGGCTTTTACACATCGCAACGAAAGGGACGCGAGAAATGGGAACGACAGGACTAGCACTGACCGCAGACAACACGCAGGCCCGAGGATTGGCTCTTCAATCATTCGACGACGCCTTCCGGTTCTCGAAGATGGTGGCCTCGTCTGAGTTCGCCCCGAAGGATTTTCGGGGCAAGCCCGAGTCCTGCATGCTGGCCATCCAGCACGGGAGCGAAGTCGGCCTGAGCCCGATGCAATCGCTCCAGAGCATCGCCGTCATCAACGGCAGGCCGACGATCTGGGGCGACGCCGCTCTGGCCTTGGTGCAGAGCAGCCCGGTCTGCGAATACGTCAAGGAATACACCGAGGGCCAGGGCGACAACCTGACGGCGGTGTGCGAGGCCAAGCGTCGCGGCTATCCGGCCCCGACGATCAGCCGGTTTTCGATGGCCGACGCCAAGCGGGCGGGGCTGGCTGGCAAGAGCGGGCCGTGGACCCAATACCCCGAGCGGATGCTGGCCCTGAGAGCACGGGGCTTTGCACTTCGCAACGCCTTCGCTGACGCCCTGCGTGGCCTCATCACGGCCGAAGAGGCCCAGGACTACCCGCAGGCCGAGCCCGTCCGCGAGCCCGTGCAGGTGCGGCCCAAGTTCGACACGCCGGTGCCTGCCGCCGTGCAAGTCGCCTTGGCCCCGTCCGCGATTGAGAAGGCCCGTGCGGCCGTGAGTCGGGCGACCACGATCGACCGGCTCGAAGCCCTGCGGACGACCGCCGACGAGCGGCTGGGCGACGGCACGTTCACCGAGGACGAGCACAAGGAAATCTGCTCGGCCATCCACGCGAAGCTCGACGCACTCATGGTGGAGGCGCAGTCGTGACCCAGCCCATCACCGCCTTCGCCTACCTCGAAGAGGAGGCCCGCCGCGAGGAGTCGGACATCCGCATGAAGGATCGTCCGCCGATTCGGATGCCTTCACGGGTTCGCAGCGGCGGGTTCCAGCCCATGCCGATGGCGACGCTCACTCCCGAGCAGGCGAGGGCGGCTGGGTGGGAACTCTACAAGGCACTCGTGGGGCTCGACCAGGTGCTCGCCGAGCGCGGGCAACTGACCGACGCCGTGATCGTCAACGTTTGGGGCGGCGCTCGTGCCGCCGTGAGACACGCAAGCAAGGCAACACCAGAGGAAAGCAGCGATGGCGTGGCACGACTCGTGGACGCAGATGAAGCAGAAGAAGACAAGCCAGCCGCAGGCGGAAACCCGGCAGACGGGGGCGGTGCCTAAGCGGGAGAGGGCCAAATCCACCGCAGCCAAGGCTCGCCCAAACAAAAAAACTCCCGGCGAGTGACTTGGCCGGATGCCCCACGAGACGGGGCCAAAACAACAGGAAAGGATGCCCATGAGCGACTACTACTCGGAAACGCTGGCAGACATGCCGCTCTTCGCGGCGGCAGATCGCAAGGTGGAACTGCCCATCCGCTGCGCCGTCTCGAGGGAACTGCGCGTGCGGGCTGGCTCCCAGCGCTGGGAACTGCTTCGCCAGTACGTCGAGCACGGCCCGCTGACCAATGAGCAGGCGGGCGATCTCTCGGGCCTGAGCGAGAAGAAGTCGTGCTGCTACTGGAAGCGGTGCGGCGAGCTCCTCGAGCACGGCTACATCGCCGACACGGGCGAGCAGCGCCGCAGCCAGGCTGGCGAGATGCAGCGGATTTGCCGCGTGACGGATAAGGGGCTGGCGTTGCTTTCATCTGGCGGGAATGGAAGGGAGGGGGCGGATGCCTGCACCTGAACACTACTACGAAGGCTGGGCATGCAGCGTTTATGCCATCAGCGATGGCCACGGAAACGTGAAGTTTGGCATTGCAAAGAACATCGAGAAGCGCATCAAGGAAATGCAGACCGGCAACGCTCATCCTCTCCAACTGCTTTTTGAATGCACTTGCGAGTCACTTATTTCTGAACGCAGGGCGTACTCGGCTGCTTACTGCATTGAGCACCAAATACACGACGAGCTTTTCGCAAAGCGAATGACCGGCGAGTGGTTCGCCGTGGACTACTCGGAGGCACATAGGCGACTTGCTGCCGTAGCCGATTGGTTCCGGGAATGGAGCAAGCAAGAGCGACTTCGTGCCTTTTACGGCGGCGTGATAACGCACGAAGTTTACGTACACACAAGTGAAGAGCATCACATTTGGTATTGGCCGACCAGCGACGTTTACGAACGGGGGCTGGTGCAATGAGCTCTTGGTTTCCATTCTTTGGCCGCGACTTCCTGACCGCTACTGGCGGTTGGACAGCCGAGGAGCGCGGCCACTACATCAGTTTGTTGGCGATCCAGTGGGAGCAGGCCGGGTTGCCAGACGACCTTGCCCGCCTCGAACTGATGTCGCCGGGCATCGGCAAGTGCTGGGAATTGGTTTCGCAAAAGTTTCCCGTGTGGAAAGACGGCAAGCGCCGGAACATCCGCCTGGAGCACGAACGGTCAAAGTCCCACGAACGGAGCGAGCGGGCTCGTCAGTCTGCCTCCACCAGATGGGCCGTTGGCGACGTGTCAGGCGGTGCCCAGGAGAAGCCGGGAAAACCACCGGACATGCCTGAGCAATGCGAACGCATTGCTAGTGCAGATGCTCCCATGTCCATGTCCATGAAGGGTACTTCTTCTTCCGCACAGGCGTGTGCATGGGAAGAGTCATGGCCATCCCTGCGTCAGGCATGGAACGCAGGCGCAGGGGTTAAGTGGCGGTCGTCTAGGCCATCCGAAACCGTCAAGGCTGCCTTGGCCGAGGACGGGTGGATGGAGCACGCCACCAAGGCGATCCAGCATTTGCCCAACTGCCGCTACTTCAGCGACCCGGTGACGCTGAACCAATTCTGCAAGCCGGGATTCGTTGACGAAGTTCTCGGCGGGAAGTGGGACAACCCGAAGCGTGCCGCCAAGCAGGGCCGCGACTTCGGAGAAGCACCGCCACCACCCAAGGCTTTCACGGGATCCGCTGCCGAGGCTTTCGAGCGTACACGTCGTGCGCTTGCGGCCAAGGCGACAACAACAGCGAAAGGAATCGCATGACCGCAACAGCCCGACCGCCCCTGACCGCCCGCCAGCGTGAGCTTCTCGACTGGATTCGTGAGAACTCGCGTCTCGCGGCCCCGACCGTGCGAGAGATCGCGGCGGCCCACGGCATCGCCTCGCCGAACGGCGTGCAGTGCCACCTGAATGCCCTCGAAAAGAAGG